TACCAAGGTTAGCCTTAGTAACATCATCGAAGTGAGCACGAGCCGCACCAGTATCTACACCAGCAGACTTTAGGGTATTCTCCATCCAGTCTAGGTATTCGCTACTGATAACATCGCTGTAACCATCGCTCTTTTTTGTTTCATCTTTGTCCTTATCGGTCATTTTTTCATCATCCTCTTTATCATCGGCTAATTCTAGTTTGTCACCTTTCGGCGGCGGAGGTAAATCATCATCATCATCGCCTTCTTCTTCCTCAAGTTCGTCTAAGACTTCCTCAAGTTCTTCTTCCTCATCCTTTGGCTTGTCCATATCGTCAAGTTGTTTAGATAAGCGATCGATTACAGATGATAATTCACCCAATGCATCTATTTCATTTGTCATAGTTGTGTCCTCCTTTAGTATTCTAAAGGATGCTTCAGGGTTAATCCCCTTTTCACAAATAGTAACTTCATGTAGTTCTAACTTGGAGATTTCTGTATAGTCTCCATGCTTTGCATCTGCTTTGTTAATGCGCTTAAACGCTTGTCCACCGATGCTGAACCCTGTTAGGTTACCCTTGCGAATCTCATTGGCTACTTCACGAGCCTTCTCGATGTCATCTCTTAGTTTGATGACAACGAACATGCCAGCGTCATCGACACCGGACTTCCATAGTCTACCATCAGAATCAGTGTAAGCCTTGATTACTTCACCAACCTGAATGTTTGAATGTGCTAATTGTACATTGCGGAAACCTTGTGCTTTCATAAAGTTACCAAATGCATCTTTTAATGCTCCACGAGTAATTAAATCGCCTTGTTTATCTACCATCTCTACAGATGCATAACCAGCGATAATTAAGTCATTGGAGGACTTGATAATGGAAATACTAGCAGGGTGTGCTGGGGTAGAAGCCCTAAGCGCCGCCGCATTTGCCATGACCAATTTTACGCCACTTATACTATTTAATAAGGTACGAAGGCCGCTTTATCTCTGTCTATAGACAAATGTCCATCAGTATCATCTACTATTTCACCAAGAGCAGGCTTGCGGTACTTTGATTTTTTATCTTCAGCCATCTCTCGTTTTTCACGCTCTATATCCCGAACATCGTGATCGGGCATTGTCTTTGAACCAACAAGACTAGTAGGGCCACTTGGCGATTCTATAGGGGTCGCATAACCAATTCCAAGCCCCATTGCACCTGTAGATGAATCTCCTACAGCACCTACACTTGACTTAAGCATAGAAGAAACTAAATTCAGACTTTTGGCTAATAATCTTCTAACTTTGTCTTTCTCCCAAAAATCAGTACCTTCTACTTTCTTAGGAGGAATTAGCGGCTCTCCTTCACCTTCCGACTCATGTACCTCGGCTTTACTCTCTTCATCCATTACTATTAGATCTGCTTTCAACATTACCCCAGCAACCGGCGACCAAAACGGCCTTTGACTTTCTGCTAAGCGAATTAGCCAGCCATTTTCTGCTTTGGGATTAAACATATACCACTCGCCATCTATAGAAGAAGCACGGTAACTAACATCACCTGCTGCCATCTTGATAACTATTCTATCCCCCTCTCTATCGATTTCATGAGGCCATAGTGTAGGCTCAGACTTAGTAAACATAGATAATGTCTCTGTACTAGATACACCTTCACCTTCCGCTTCACCCTTAATCTCATTACTATTTACAGTATAAATGTCAGCACCATCAACATTTTCAGTTACCGATATTGTATCTACATTAACCGTTACAATATCACCTAATTCATATTTATCTTTACTTTGAAATGATGTACCTACATCCATGTAAGTATCACCCTCATACTCAACAGCACGATTACCAAGTGATTCTTCATGAGTAATAGGACCAGTACCTAATCGATATGTGTACGAAGATGTACCCTTTCTGTCAAGAACCATCAAATTGATGTCTTGACCTTCATCGAATAATACCCACTTTGGATGTCGGCTTTCTCCTTTCATATAAGTGGAGTTAGCGTCACGCAATACCAAACGATCGTGTTCCTTACGAAGGTCTTTGATAATAGCCTCTAAACCAACATCATCTGTTAATCTCAAATTATGGGCCGCAGGTAATAGTACATTTTCAGTACTCTCCATTGTTCCTCTTAGAATCTTAATTCGCTCTTGCAATGATAAATCAAATACATCACCATCATCATATTCAACAATATCAATTACATTGTATTCATCATCAGCGTACACTACATCAACTACGAAGTCTTTATCTGAAATCTTGGAGAAATTCTTCTTAGTCTCTTTGTCAAGTTTAGCATCCCCCTTAGCAGACACCTTCTTACCTTTCTTTTCTACGAAGTATCTTGGACCTTCAGGCATAGCAGATACTATCCAGTCTCCGCTAAATCCTCGGAGATGTTCTAAATCTTCAAGTTTGAATATGCGATGCATGGGTTGTAGTATCGGATAATCTGCATCTGCTTTGAGCATAATATCAGGATCTGATAATGATGCTAATAGTATCGCTCCTTCAGTTACATCGTGTTTCTTCTCTAATCCACTAAATGCAGGAGGCCTTCCAAAACCAACTTTATTATGCTTACCCAAAAGATGACCCCACTGTTCTACGAATTCGGGGATAATCCGCTCATACATAGACATTGGCATAGTTCTTGATGAAAAATCATAAGGTTCAACATTTTCCCACCTAACGATTTTTTGATTATGATCGCGAATTGCTTTTATTGTAGGTCGATACCCTGTCCACTTAAAGTGGTCACTAGGGTCAGTAAAGATACAAGTGACTCCGTTCCCCCCTCGCTCTGAAATATTAGATATGGTACCCATTCTATTTTTGAAAGAAGGATGAGTCAAAGCACTTACACCCTTAGTATCAGTAGAAGGATTAACCACTATATGCCCATCTAATATTTGCGCTGCACCTCCATAAGAATGCCGTGGAGGGACAAAGTGAATACCTAACTGCTCTTCCATTATTCTAGTCTTTTCAGTAGGTTGGCCCTCATCATCCAAGTGTAAAAGGTGGCGCATTGCAACCACATGACGGTTAACTGGGTGATCCCAATCCTCACTCTGCTCTAACAAATCTCCTTTCAACTCAGGGTGCATTGCGATTAATAAATCATGAACTGACATTTGCCTAATGTGAGGTGCTACTTCTTTCAATTTTTCAGGAGGATGGGCAGATTGAATTTCTCGTAATTTGTCAAATACATTGTTAGATGTAAAGCCTCTTTCGTTATCAAAGAACGGTACATTAGTAGTACCAAGACCAAAATTTATTTTTTGAGTTCTCACCTGAGCATGCCCAGTATGAAGCCCATTAGTCTTGACAAGTTCTCTAATTAAATTATGAGTCTTACCGCCTTCAGGTAATTCCGTTTTACCATCTTCACTTGAAGTATTATATGTTTGAAATCTGTCATCAGGTTCCTGCATATGTAAATCCCTTTCAGATTCAAGAGCGACTACCACAGCATTCGATAACATTTCATGAGCGCCTTCTCCCATTGATATTCCTTGAGCATCTATCATTGCTCTATTATCTTGACTTTTCATACCAATAGCGTTTATATCAGCAGCCAATTTCTTCACTTTTTCTCTTGGTCCTCTAGTAAATGTATTCGGTTTATAGCCTCTTAATCGCTCAACTTCGTCAGCAAGTTCTTCCTTTATTTTTTTATAATCCTCATTATCAGTATCGTCATTTGCTTCATATTCATGAATAGTATTTAGTTTATCCATCAACGCTTCTTTAGTTAATTGAGGCCCCTTCAGATATTCAGCCAAATCATGACGGGCTTCCTTGAACTCATCATGCAATTTTACTCTACCATCTATCAGATCACCGTTGGCTTTAGTCCCATGTATTAATCTGTGCTTTGCGTTGCCTAAATTTTCATAGTCATCGTATAAACGATTCCTTTCTACATTACTTATGCCCGGCTCTTTTATTCGTTGAAGTATTTCTTCCATATTTTCATCATGGTCTCTGATATGTATGCGTATATCTTGTACCCTTTTTGCAGCAATATCAAACTTATCCTGTAATTCCTTTTCACGAGTTACATCATCTTTAGTGTGTGCGTGTCTAAACAACGCAGTTACGCTTTCATTAAATGACTCCGCATCTCCTAAACCTAACACATCATTACGCTGTGGATTAAAAGGGTGATTTCCACCCCCTAACATTTCATGCTTGTTATGTGAAACATGAATCTTTTTGTATTCTGCACGGGTTTGTTGATCAACTCTACTTATTTCTTTACGGTGTGCATCCGGTCCTACAAAGCGAAAACTATCAGGTATACTTTCATAATCACCTTCAGTAGAACCTTGGCCTCTCATTCGGTATCTACCCCAGTCGCCTTCCTTTATCTTATCATAACTTTCACGCATATTAGCCCTATGTTGCTTCTTATTGGCTATCGTGTCCTCTACAGAATGTGAACGGCCCCTAATGCTTTTATCTAAACCACCTGTACCTCGCCCTATACCCATGTAAGGTCTATTATATTGAGATAATTGTGCAGAAGGCTCAATTGCCGCCTTCATTTCCAATAACGCATCTTTCTGTCTCTGCCTACCTATATTTTTAGTTATATCATATTTAGGAATATCACCTAACGATCGTAATACTACCTTTGTAGGCTCAGGGAATTTGACATTTTCTAAACCTAAAGCCTTTTTTGCCTCATAATCTGCGAATTCCTCATCGTCATATACATTATGAAAAAAGCGTGTTAATTGAGGCTGGCCTGCCCAAGAAAGTGTATTAGAAGTAGATAGTAATGGTTTAGCAATACCTGTCCCTGTCAAAGCATTTGAGTCAAATTCTTCTCTAGGTCCAATATAATATAAGTCCTTATCAGCATCTTCATACAAATTAGAACGACGGCTATAACTTTCAGGATGCTCAATATCAAAAAGTAAATTTTGACCTTTGTGATGAAATATGGGCGCTATTACCTTAAGTGCATTATTTAGATCTAAATGGTGCCCACCCATACTTTGGAATATCTGAGAAAACATATCATTAAATCCTCTATGATCGTCATTCATAAAACCTCCAGCCTCCTCTAAATCCACCCTTCTATTCATGTAAGGTATAGCATGATTTCTCATCTCCGTACTATCGTAAATAGCGTCTTTACCTGTTTGCATCTGAGCATCTATATCCTTAATATCATCTGCTTTGAAATTATCATATATTATTTGGTGAACCCTATAATCTGAACTAGGGTGCTTTCCACTTTCATAATGGCTTTGAAATTTAGGATCCCAATTAACTGCTGCATAAAGTCCACTTCTCGTTATATTTTTCGGATTAACTTTAGTCAACCAATCGTTCCAACCTCTTACTGGTTTATCAAGTTCCATGTCATCCATAGTAAATTGTTTGGTTTTATTATCATATTTGAATAAATCATGCCTTAATATATCAGCCTCAAGTGCAGCCGCATATGCGTCATTTTCTGATATGTTTTCATTATTAGTCATTATAATGTCTTTTGTTCGATTTATTATTTCCTTATTTTTATCCGGTAACCCCAACATAGCGTAAATGCCTCTTTGTAAATTTCGCTTCTGTTTAGGAAAAAGAGAATCGAATACATGATTTGGGATTTCACTATGTTCTGCAGCAACTGCTTCAGGGGTCGCAAAATCATTCTCTGAAGCATGAGTATCTTGTTTAGTCAAAGAATCCAATAATGACTTTGCCCTAAGCCCTAAATTAAATCTAAGTCTTGCCGTGTTAATCCCTAACCTCTCTGTATCATCACTTAAATCTTCATCTTTATCTAAACCGTTTTTAGAAATATAATCATATATATGCTCTCTTTGCGCTTTATTAAAACCTTCCAAACCAAACAAATAATCTTTGAGAGTAAAATCTCCATTTCTCATTTCTTCTAAATGCAATTCAACATTTTTTTCAGGCCCTAAACGATTCTCCTTTTCTGCAAGTCTAAGATGGTTAGAATCATTAGTATTAAGTTGATCAAGCATATTACCCATATTTGCTACATTCGGAGTAGACCTATCTCTACCATCCTTTAACCAACCTCTTATCCTCCCATCATCATATTCAGCCCTTGATTGACCTCTATGCTTTGGATCATCATCAGACACTTTATGATAATTAGCCATAATAGAAAACCAAGCAGGTACTAAATCTTTTGAACCATTTGAAAAGGTATGTAATAGATTTTGCATCAGAGGATTATTGTGAGGTTGCAGATAATGATTCTCTTCAATAGTAGATTCAGGATGAGGAACATTATCGAATTGAGTAGCACGAGTATCACGCTTATACCCAACATCAAATGTTAATTTTTCACCACCAAATCCTGCACCTTCTGCTGATATATTTTGTCCGGGTTCTATGTAACTATCTTGATCGAAAAAATCCACACCGTACTGCGGCAGTTGATTCTGTTCTTGCTTAGCAATCATCAAGAGTACATCTTCATTGTATACAGATTCATAATACAAATCTGCTTTAGTTACAGAACCGTGAGCCTCAAGATATTCATTCGCTGCTTCAGATAAACCTATACCATCAACTAAAGACTTAACAAAAGTCTTTCTACGAAGATTCAGAGTATCTAAAGGAGTCTCTATCAAACCATCACCCGCCGCTTAGTTTAGGCGGCGAGACAGATTTCCAAGACTCTTTCTTATTTGCTGGTCTTGATACTTTTGGATGTTGCCACCAGCCGATTTAAGCACAGGGCCTTCACCACCCTTTTCATTAAGTCGGTACTTTATTTGACTATCATATGCGTCAGGGAATTGAGTTGGTTTGTCAAGTATGTTACTCTTTTCTGAACTAGCACCTGCATTCTTAACATCTTCAGATTCAATCAAACTATTGTTAGTAGTATATGCTGCACTCTGTACATTATCTTTACCAGCAGATTGGGTCATGAATCTTTCTTGACCTTGTTTTGAGCCTTCTTTTTGAGTGTATTCGGGATAACTGCTTCTTGCCTTTTCAACTTTATCAGCCAATTCATTCGCTTTTTGTAACATTTCTGTAAAATTTTCATCTCTTGGTTCAAACCGTGGTTTCATTTTAATCACTCCATTCCCATATTATTACCAGTGGACCCGGTACTCTTTGCTTGGTCAGCCAATGCGTGAATATCCGACCATTCCATATCATGGAATTCAGCATTAGTAGAAGGCATAGACAATTCATCCCCTTTCGTAAACAAATCACCTTCGATTGGTCTGAAATCATCTGCAATCATACCACTTGGCCTTTGTGTCTTAGACATTACAAACCCTGCTTTCTTTAACATATTCATAGGATCCGCCATTGTCTTTCGCAAATTAATATTCTCTTGCTTAAGCATTTGCAAATCATTATCCATATTTTCCATCTTACTAATGAGCGCACCCATTAGTTTCTCTGCCGTCTTTTGTTCCCCCTCTTCAGACATAGTAATCACCTCAAACAGTACGATTGCTTAATCTTTGCATAATATGACCTGTACGGTTTGTACGAATCATACCGGGTAAAACATCATTAGATGCTGGATGAGTCTTTTGAACTGTATTAAATCGCATAACTGGTGTACCACCAGCATAGATGTCATTAACCCCTACAGTTGCAGTATCTTCTTTCTTAATTGCCTTTTCAACATCGTTAGACAAGTAATCAGCATACTTTGTAATTTCATTAATATGAGAGCGAGCACTCATTGCGTCTTGTTCATCTAGTGCTTTGTAAAAAGCATCAATATGAGTACGCATCTTTCTAGCCATTGGGTCAAGTTTCAACAAGTCCATGTACGGGTCCACCACTTCACTTAACTTTAATCTTGTCATGCACCCTTGAATCGACCTGAGTTTCCAATACTAAGGGCTGCTTGTTCAATGGGACTTGGAGTTGAGCCTCTTTGTTGTACGCTACTTACTGGAGAACCACTACCCATACTAGTTCTATTTTGAGGACTAGAGTTAGGACCACCATCACTCATACTTCTAACGCCAGCAGAGGCTTGACCACCCATTACTCCGGCTAATTGTGGAGGAATATTACGACTCGGTAATTGACCGGGGTTAGCCTGAGGTTGTGGCATACCGCCACCCGGAGGCATCATACCGCCACCCGGAGGCATCATACCGCCACCCGGAGGCATACCGCCACCCATACCTTGCTGCATCTGTTCTGCTGGATCAGGTTTCTTGTAAATGAAGCGAACATCTCTATTACCTTCTTGAACGAGTTCAGGTTGATAACCAAGCATAACCATACGCTGTGCGATATTGACTTCCATCTCATCACGGCGTAATCTAGTAACTTCATCTTCTTCTTCATTAGGATAAAGGGTCAATTGCCAATCACTGACATCTAATTGTTCCATAAGTCGAGGGAATAAATGCTCAGTGTATACTTTATGACCGAACTCTACAGCACGGTTAGTAACAAGTATCTGCATCCCTTCATTATTTAGACCACCTGATTTACCAGTGTCCATCATAAATACATTCGATACTCCATAAAATGACGCTATGCGCTGTCGCATCTCATCCCTTGCTGGAAGATATTGCATCTCTTCAAGTGTGTCCATGAATTTTACCCAATTGACCCCGCCCTTACCAGTATTAGATTCAATACCAATCTTAGGAATGTAATGTGGATCACGCTCTAACTTCTCATCCATAGATTTGAAGAAAGACTTCATCGATTCTAAATTATCAGTTGTCACTGAAATAAGACCTTTAGGCATTCGACGCTTACTATAAGCAGTATACATGTAATTGTCCATTGCTGTCAAAGTCATAGCCTGTCTCCATAATGACGAAACAGGTGAACGACCATACAATTTAGATGGATTGTATTTACTAACATGAATTACTTCACCTTCTAAATAATATTGAGTTTTACCACTGCCTGCTGTATTAACATAATGTACATCTTCTAAGGCATACCCGCAAGTTTCACATTCCTTTTCTTCTTCTGCATAACTACGCACCACATCTCTATGTAATGGACAGGCTCGATACCTACCTCCTCTTACACCACGCTTATCTGATATAATACGCAAAAATATAGGGTCACCTCTAATTATTTCCTTTACTCTATAGAATGAAATCTCTTTTGTTTCAGGGTCTTGATAGTATTCTTTAATGAGAATCATAAAACCATCATCCATAATATTAAGATCATACTCAATTTCTCTTAATACATCCATAAAGGTCTGCTCCATACTGTTACGCTGGTCTATTAACCAACGAGGATAAACAATTTCATTAGGGTCAGGTGTTTCTAAATTAATACCTTCACACTCAAAACATTCTTCGACATCATGTTGATGCTCTTTTCCACAATCTATACACTTCTTGTGAAACTTTCTCTCCCAATAATAACCCCTACGGAAGATTTCTTGTTGAAGTGTTGTCAATACAGTTCGCAAAATGAGATTTTCATTAGCAACTGAATAAAGTGCTGGTATAGTAATACCCTGAACTAACACTGGTTCTTGAATACCAGTAGTCCATAATGGCATTTGAGGAGCAGGTGTTCTTCTTCTCCTGAAACCATTACCAATACTAGATAATATTCTACCTATTCTACTTTGTTTTTCTTCTGCCATTACAATTCCTCCGCCCAACTTATAACCATATCTTCATCTACTCCCCATTGGCGCAGAGCCTTCTCTGCTTTGTGTGTTCCGTTCCAAGATTGGTATTGAACATACTGTTTCATCAATAGGTTATCGGGTTCTAAAAAGTAATGCGCCATTGCTTTTGCCACTTTACTCTTTGTAACAATATGAGGTAAAGTACCACTAAGTAACTTAGCAGTATCTTGTCCTCTAAATTCAAGTTGGTGAGTATTAGGTGCTGTAGCACTTACACTTTTATTAAGTTGCAAAGCACCAAAGCCAAGATTATCGTGTAATTGCGAACAGTGTAACCTACCTCGCTCACCTTTAGTAACCAATGTTAATCTTGGTTCACCTCTTTCCGTAATAGTAAAGGTACCACATTCATCGATAAAGCCTCCTGCATAAGACCAAATATCTTTGATGATAATATTATCATCCTTTGCTGCAATATATTCTCCTGTTTTATGACCCTTAATTATCGCAATTTCTTCTCCATACATCTTTAGTAATTTAGCCATACGGTTTACATTAAGTCTTTTAGTACCCTTTTCAATTAAGCGCTCAGTGATATTTCTTGCAGTTAACGGGCCATCCTTTTCTAATTCACCCTTCGCTAAATTTAACCAATTCTGTTGTTCTTTACTAAGTGTATTAAACTGATTAAGTGCACCTTTCCATATCCCCTTAGCATCTTGCTTGCTCTGCATAGCGGATTCCCAAGCATGGGTTTCTTCTTCCCCCCATACATCATGATATTGATCTAAACCTTTGAGTATATTATCTGCGTTTTCCCATTGGGTACACGCCCTTTGAAGAGTATTCTTTTTCAAATCACCATAAATCCTCAATGATTTGAGGGTTCTTTCATCTAAACCCAAGTGAATAATAGTATTATGGTGGTTATCCGCCCAGTCCAACGAATGAAGTGTTGCCTGAGCCTCTTGTAGGTGAACCTGTTCAATTGATTTAATCAAATCACTTACACCTTCCACTCCTTCTGCCTTACGCAAATCGGATATGAGTTCATCTGCGGTCTTACCTATCCTTGTTTCAAACCAACCTTCACCAGTTTTAGGGAATGATGGTCTTATAAATTCAATGTCTTTTTGAAAAGATACAGCATCCTTTGCAATTGCAATAGCACGATTAGGTTGAGATTTAATAAATGGGTGTTCAACTAAAGTAGAGGCTATAATTGTCTGTAATTCATCACCCATATCAATAATAGATGTATGATTACCTACTCCTAACGAACCCCACATAATATCTCCCTCTTTCTTTATTAAGCAACAAACCACCCTTGACTAGGGGCTGCAGGTTTATCGCCCAACCACTCTTCAAATCCGGGCAAATAGTCATCAAGCATAACTATACTGCCTTTGAATTCCTTAGTAGCCCAATTAGATAACGCCAATGCCATTGCCAAGTCATCATGAGAACCTACAGATTCTAAGCGACCCTTCTTAGTCATACCAAATCGAGTAAGTTGAGTCTCTAATTGTCTAGTAAACTCCTTACTTCGCTCATTACCCCAAGGAGTTTTTATCTTACCTTGTTCAAAAGCCATCAATAATGACATAAACATACTCTCTTTTCGCTGTCGAGTAGTCATAAATGTCTTAATTGGTATGTCTTCCCTCATCTCTTTGAGTTCCGCTTCAAACATTCGTTGGAAATTGTTACCTTCAAGTTCAATTAAATCGGGCTGAAACCTATGATTTAACAAAATTATCCTCTTTTTCTGTGCTGCCCCGCTCAACCCCTTCTCATTTACAGCATTAATTAGTTGCTTTTCCTCACTATCAGGGGGTGTTCTAAGCGTAACCATAGCAGTATAGTCGGCATTGCTGTCAGATGCTATCGCTGGATCCCAACCAATGAAGTGTTGACCGAAAACCCCTGCAGGTTGGCCCTCTTCATCATACTCTGACTCTG